AGCAATTTAAAGGCAAGTTAATACCTGGTATAGATATTAAACATAAGGGTTATGTGGTATTACCACCATCTATACACCCAAATGGTTCTATCTATCAGGTAATCAATGATGTTGATCCGGTGGAATTGCCGGCTGAATTAGAAATGGTGATGTGTTGGAATTAGTTAAATACGATAAACAATCCGGTGCTTATGTTGATGAGAAGCGTAAGCACTTTGTAAAGGCTTCCCTGATCCGCCAACACGCCAAAAAGGCTATTGGTGCTAGGCAGATAAGAGGAAGGCTATCAGCCAAAATGGTTGAAGCCTATTGGTTAGACAAGTTCAAGGAAGCGGTGAAATATGAACTATGAAATATTAGGGTGGTTAATTACCATTACATTGTTTGCATTGGTTGGGTTGATCCTTATGGCAACCTGGATTATTGCAGTAGAAAATGGCTACGACAAAGGGTTTAAGAGTGGCTATAAACGCGGCAGTGCCGATACAAGACAATCAAGCGTTAAGGTACAAAAGTTTACAGTTAGCAATTATCCAACAACTAATCATCCAGCATTGCGTACAAAGCAATTGCAAGAAGATAATGATTACTTAATGGAAAAGGTTGTCAGCCTTTGGGATAGGGAAAACAAATAATGAACATGAATGATTATGTTGATGTGGCTGAACGCATTGCACAATTAAAAGAGTTATACCCGGAAGCATCATTGCAACCATATAACCCAAATAAACCTTATGAGATTGTGCAGGTGGCAGATAAAACTTATATTGTTTATACAGCCGCTTGTTATCGTGATCCACATGATGTAAGGCCTGGCGTTGCATGTGCCTGGGAACAAATCCCAGGTAAAGGCATGACCGCCGGATCTGAACTTATGATTTGTGAAACAAGCGCATGGGGTAGAGCCATAGTCGCGGCCATGAAAACTGCAACTAAAAGGGTTGCATCTAAGCAAGAGGTTATAGCGGCTAAAAATAGGCAGACCTGGGCAGTTACACCAACAGAATCTTTAGATTCAGAGTTATTGTCTAGGACACCTGAATCAACGCCTGCAACAAAGGCAATCTATGGCCAACCTGGTAGTAAGTCGGCATTGATGGAAAGAATTATGCGCCATCAATTTGTAGAGGAATCAAAGCCTGATGTTGATCCAACACCCATGAGTTTAGAGCAAGTAGTTGATGCAGTTGCATCAGATGTACCTGCTATTCAATATTGTGAACATGGTCAAATGATTCTTAAACAGGGAATTGCAAAGGGTCGTGGCACGCCGTATTACGGATACACATGTCCTAAAGGATGCCCGGCTAAGTGGGCAACTATGAGCAAAGATGGCAAGTGGTTCTACCCTGGGGCAAGCAATGGGTGAATTAGAAATCATTAGACCTGATGGCCTTAGATCAACATTTACTGATGATGGTGTTGTAAATGACTTTGTACCAAATAACTTGCGTTGTGTTTGGTGTGATGATCCTAGAGTTTTATTAGATGGTACTTGTACTCAATGTATGCAGGTAGCAAGTGAGTAAATTTAACTATCACAAAGCAATGTTAGAGGGTCATGGTTACAACCTTTATGTAGCCGATCTTTTATCAAGTTATGGAATACCAGGAGTAGAAGTACCTGAATTTTCAATGGCTAGCAATGCTACTGAAATCAAAGATAAAACCATGAATGAAAAGGATGTAATAATTGATGGTTTAGTATTAGAGATTAAGAGCAGTAGCAGAACCTTTAGGGATGTTGATGACTTTCCACATAACCCACTAATGGTAGATACTGTTAATGGATTTGATAGCAAGGTAGTCAAACCTTTTGCTTATGTGATCATTAGTCAGATTACTCATCACCTGTTTGCTATACCAGTGGCTACAAAGCCTAACTGGACAGTAAGAACTTATTATGATGCTGATAGGGATCATGAAGATAGGTTCTATATGGTACAAAAGCGACATTGCAGGCCATTTGTAGAGATGGTAGATGTATTATTGGAAAGAGCGCATGAGCGAACCAATCAGATGCAATAAGTGTGGGGCATGGATTATGCGAGATGATCCGTGCCTTACCTGCCAAATGCTAGACAAAGCCAAACACGCCGGATTTTAATAATTAACAAAGGTTGGAGATTTATGTTATCTTTACACCGCTTTGTGGGGGCTTACACTGAAGGTAGGTTATACCAGGTGTTGCACTCTCTCACTTTCCAAAAAGAAAAAATTTGGGGGTGGGGGGGCTTTCCTAAAAATAAGGTTACCCAGGTATCTAATAAAAAACTAAAAACAGTTTTATTAGTTTTAATAATATTATTGATAAATATAAAACCCGCTTTTGGGTTACCCCACTATAAACCAAAACACTACAAGCAATACATAGTTACCGAAATCAACAACATAGATCAAGCCTATTGTTTAATAGATTTATATCACCATGAAAGCCGGTTTAACCCAAAGGCTAAGAATGGTAGTCATTATGGGATTCCACAGGGTAGATCAGAATATTTAAAAACAGCGAGTGGGATAAAGCAAATAGCCTGGGGCAAGCGTTATATTGGCCACCGGTATGGATGGGTTGATAAAGCCAATGGCATACCTAACGCCTGCAAGGCATGGCAACATTTTCAGAAGAAGGGATGGCATTGAAAGATACAGAGAAAATTACAATAGGAATAACATCACCTGGGCATGTAGTAACAGATTTTATGACCAGCATATTGGATGTCGCTAGATCACAAAAGCAATTAGGTCAGTTTATTAGCCTACAAGGATCAGGTGTTATTAGTAGGTTACGCAATCAGATAGTTGCAACCTTCTTAGAGAAAACAACAGATGATTGGCTATTACAGATAGATACAGATCAAAGGTTTACAGTAGATCATTTTAAGAAGTTAGTAGCGGCAGCCGATAAGGATGAACGGCCTATTGTGTCAGGTGTAGTACATGGTGGATGGGAAGTCGGTGAGTTATACCTAGAACCAGTACCTTGCATATTTAAGATGGGTACTGACAATGGCTTATATGCAGTACATGATTATGAAGAAGATAGTGTGATTGAAGTAGATGCGGCTGGTACGGGTGCAATCATTGTGCATAGGTCAGTGTTTGAAAGGTTTGTAAAAGAAGCAGATCAAACACATCAGGGTAGTAAATGGTGCTTCTATCAGGACATGCCACTGCACCATGAATGGGTTGGTGAAGATCTGTTGTGGTGCATCAGGGCTAAGAGTTTTGGGTATAAACTATATGCTCATACAGGTGTACAGATGGAACACCAACGCAAGATGTGGATAGGTCAGAAACAACACAAAGACTTTGAACGCTTCAGGCGCAAGAGATTACAAAGTGAGGAACAGATCAATGGCGATAATAACTAGCCAAGTAACAGTAACAGGAACAAGTCAATCAATCATCAGCGTTGATAATGTAACGCGTGATGTGTTACTACACGCCAAGCATGAAGTGTTTATTGGTAACAGTGGGGTTACATCAACCAATGGTTACATCATGGACAATGGTGATGAGTTAAGGTTGTCATTAGTTGATGGTGAAGATCTTTGGGCTGTAACTGCCGGTGGCACTGGCACACTGCATGTGTTGGCAAGTAAAGTAGATTAAATAAAATGGCTGTTTTTTCCTATTTTGAGCGCGGTTACAATACGCCGCCGTTCGCGTTTTCTCTCTCCCCGGCGCATCCAAAAACTTTTGGAAAAAAATAAAGATTATTTATGAAAACTCTAAAAAGTAGAAAATATAATGGTAATTACAAAAAAATTAGAGAAATGGTTTTGGCTCAAAAACCAAAATGTTTTTATTGTAAAAAGGTTGTCGCAACCACGCTAGACCATGAACCACCCATTGATTCCTTTCCGTCACCGGAACTTTGGGTGGGTTCATTAAGGCCATCATGTGCAAGTTGTAACTATTCAAGGGGGGCTAAATATGGAAATGCAAAACGCAAAGCAATTAAAAATAGTCGCAAGTGGTAAACCTAAAAAGAAATTAGGTCGCCACACTACGGCTATGGTTAAAGCCATTACAGGCCGTAATGACATAGATGCCGTTAAGCGTGAAATGTTATTAGGCCTTGCACGCGCCTGGGATCGCATTGAAGAATCCGGTAAAGGTGGTCACACTATTCCATCCATATCTAAAGAGTTGCGTGAAATATGGGATTCATGTGCATTGCCTGATGAGGATGATTTGTTTGAGTAAATCCTTATGTACGCCTAGATGGGCATCATTAAGAGATAAAGCATGTGAAACAGATGGCGATAAATTAGCCCAGGTAGCACGCCTATTAGGTTTTGATTTGTTTGATTGGCAACGCTATGTAGCAGATGTGGGTTTAGAAAAAGATGCAACTGGGTTGTACAAGTACAGATCAGTATGCGCCCAAGTAGGTCGCCAAAACGGAAAAAGTAAACTTATTGAAACGCGTATTGCTTATGAGTTATTACAACCTAAAAGACATGTTGCCTATACTGCCCAGGATCGCAATATGGCTAAGAGTAAATG